ATGAAAAAGAATAAAAAAGTCTTACACGCTATCGCTGTGATTGCTAGTGTGATGTCAGTTTTGATGTATGTTTCATATATTCCACAAATTTATGGAAATTTACATGGGGAAAAAGGCAATCCGACGCAACCATTAGTGGCAATGATTAATTGTATTTTTTGGACGATTCATGGTTTATATGGAGACGATGGAGAAACACGAGATAAGTCCATTATTTTTGCTAATATTCCCGGAATTATTTTTGGTTTTTTTGCGTTTATTACAGCATTATAGTTTCCGACGAATTGGAAAGTATTCCAATTCTGTACATAAAAAAGAGCGGGGGAAATTTCCCACGCTTGAAGAATTAAATCTTTTTCAATTGTTTGTAATTAATAACAATCACACCATTGCTGTGCACCATTAAGTGATTGTTTTTTTGCGTTTCGTCAATTTCGACGACAGCGGCATTTTTTAATTGTTTCGTAACAACGCCTGTTTGTGGCTGTCCGTGAACAAGAAAAGTAACATGGGTGTCAACGGCGAAATCCTTACCAGCATCCGATGGAACAACAGGAGTAACCATACCATTAAAATTTGACATACAAAAAACCATCCTTTCTTGATATCTCTATTATACCACATTTTCAGAAAAAAGTTTGTAAAGTCGCTATTTGGCTTATTTTAAAGAGATTTTGCATAAATAAATAACAAACAGACTTTACAAATAAAGTAGAAAGTCCTATAATAGATTTGTTTCAGGCCAGCTTAGCTCAGTTGGTAGAGCAACGCACTCGTAACGCGTAGGTCACAGGTTCGATCCCTGCAGCTGGCATCTAAATTAACAGGTAAACCTATTATAATAAAGGTTTACCTGTTTTTTTGTGCCAATTTTGTGCCAAATTAGGTTTAACTTTTATTTAGTTCTGTAAATATTTCTTTTATTTTAATATCTTCTCTTTCTTCAAGTTCTTTGATTGAATGGCTATATGTTTCCATCGTAACGGCTAAATTTTTATGCCCTAAATGTTTTGAAACGGCCATAATATTCACACCTTTATATATTAAAACTGAAGCGTGTGTATGTCTTAAACCATGTATTGTTAGCGGAGTATCTATATTTAATTGTCGCAGCAATTCCTTTAGTTTTTTATTCACTGCATTATTTGATACTAGTCCACTTTTAGCGTTATAAAAAACAAAATCGTGTTCTGGTTTGATATCCAATTTCTTAAATAACTTATTTTGTTGCTTTTTAAACCATTTCATTAAGAGGCATGTTTGTTTATCTATTGGTACGTTACGAACAGATTGTTCATTTTTTGTTGGGCAAAAATTATTTGTGTCTAAATAATCCCAAGCACGTTTAACTTTAATCGTACCTTTCTCTAAGTCCACATTTTCCCATGTTAGTCCTAAAAGCTCTGCAAAACGCATTCCAGTAGATCCTGCTATAACTATCATAAAACGAGAAGCAAATTGTGGATCTAATTTTTTTTTAGCTAATGCCATCAAATCTTTGAATTCATTGTAATTTATATATTTATCAGTTTCATTCACACTAGGAGATTCTCCTTTTATAACAGCACCTTTTGTGAAGTCATAGGGTATAAGGCCTTCATCTATTGGATTTACGAGACTTGCTCTAATGTGTATATTTAATCTTTCGACAGTTGCATCTGCATGAGTTTTTGCAAATTCATTCAAAATCTCTTGATATTTTGTCTTTGTTAATGTTTTAAGAGTTGCATAAGTGAAATATTTTCTTATATTCATTAAAGTATTTAGATATTTTTTATACGTGGTGTTTGTTACTTTTCCTTTTTTATAAACTGTTATCCATTGTTCAAAATGCGCATCTAGTTGAATATCTTTGTTGGTGACTCTTAATCCTTTCGCCATCTTAGATTCAATTTCAGAAGCTTCAGCTATAGCATCAGATTTTTTAGCAAAACCACTTTTCCGCATTTTTTTGTATTTTCCATCTTCTTTATAAGAAATTTCGTATTGCCAAACTTTCCCACGTTTTACATACCTAGCCATTGTTTCACCTCGTCTAATTTGTTAAAATAGACATAATTAAATAAGCCTATTTAGGTTATATTTTTTAGCACGTCTCTTCTTGGTCGGAGTGAGCGTGCTTTTTTATTTATAAATCAAAACTGGCTTTTATAGCTTTGCCGATAATCGTTGCAGGATTTTCTGGTGTAATTACATAAGGTGGATAGTTTGTATTGTCTGCAACTAACATTACTATATCGCCTTGATGCTTTATCCTTTTAAGAGTTGCTTCTTCATCTCCGTTAACTCTTACAGCAGCAATTTCTCCATCTTCTACATATTCTTGTTTTCTAATTAATACATAACTGTTTTCGGGAATTGTAGGAAGCATAGAATCACCTTTAGTTTTTAAATAAAATAATTGACCTGTGGGCAATAAATCTCCAATTTCTTCTCTATATCCTTCAAAATTTTCTTCGGCCAGTATTGGTTGTCCGCAAGTAATAGTTCCCAGAATTGGTATTTTAACTAAACTAGAAATTCTACTTAAATTATCATCTTGTTCTTCTGTAATTCTTGATCTTGGAACATTGAAATAGTCTGATAACAGTTGAATTTTATCTATTCTAGGATATTTTTCGCCATTGAACCAACTTCGAACCGTGGCTTCTGGAATTCCCGTTTCTCTAATTACATCAGCTTGAGATTTTCCTTTTAAACGGAGTAATGACTCTAAATTTTTAGCAAGTATTTCTCTTTGTTTTTTTGCTGTTTGTAAATTTTTCATACTATATAACTCCTTTATTTTTATATAACTATATTACACTTAAAGTAAAGTTTTGTAAATAACCTTGTGTTAAAAAAGTATACTTAAAGTATTGACACCGTACTTAAAGTGCGGTATATTATGTTCATACAAGAAAGCGAGGTGAGACTCGATGGGGGATAAACAACTATCTCTGAAGGCTGTTAGAGTAAATAATGGATACACTCAAGAAGCGTTAGCTCAAAAATTAGGTGTTGCAGCAAAGACGATTTCTGAATGGGAAAATGGAAAGGTACCCATTAAGCCATTGACAATTTTTGCCATAGCATATGTATTTAAGATAGATTCTGATTTGATTAGAATCTAAAAAAATTTATACTATACCGTACTTTTAGTGCGGAGTAATAGGAGGGAATTAAGTGAAAGAACTAATTAAAATTACAACTAACGAGAATAAAGAACAGTTAGTAAGTGGAAGAGAATTACATGAATTTCTAGGTGCAACTGAAAGATATTCTAACTGGTTTTCTCGAATGCTTAAATATGGATTTACAGAAAATGTTGATTTTGTAGGGTGTAAAGTTTTTAACGCCCAAGCAAAACAAGAACTACAAGATCATGTAATTAGTTTAGATATGGCTAAAGAAATTTCAATGATTCAACGTACAGATAAAGGTAGACAAGCACGTAAATATTTTATTCAGGTTGAAAAAGAATTGCGCCAGCAACACAAACTCCCAACAACATCTCGTGAACTTGCTAAGTTAGCGCTTGAAGCTAATGAAGAAACAAATGAAAGATTAGATGACATTGATATTCGATTAATAGACATTGAAGAAAATAAACTAATTAGTACAGAAGATGCTAATGCGCTGAATCGATTAGTGAGAAGCAAAGTATATTCCGTGTGGAAAATGATGAATATTGATAAAAAGGCTAAAGCATTATTATTTGCTGATATTGGAAAATCCATTAAAGAAGTTTTTGATGTACCGCATCGAGGTAGGATAAAAGATAAAGATTATTTAAGAGCTTGTGATTTTATTAGAGAATGGGAGCCATCATCAGTTACAAATGAAAAAATAAAGCAACTTAGAAAGGAGTTATCAAAGAATGCAACAGCTTGAAGCTTTAATAACTGTACAAATTCCAGATGATTTTGTAATGGTAGAAAAAACAAGACTAAGAGAGCTAGAAGACAATATAGTTACAGGAAAATTGTTTACCATGAAAGACTTTTGTGAAAGAACAAATCGTTCTGCAGCATGGCTCAAAAAAAATATTTTAATGAATCCATATTTAATCAATAAGCTAAATATTGAAAAAGGCGGATGGGTTTATTATCCCACTAGTCAAAGTGATAGATGGTTATTTAAAGCTAGTGGCATGATTAATTTTATTGAAAATGATCTTGGCAAACATTTAGGTGGAATTAAATGATTAAATTCATAATGACATTAGACACAATAATCTTGTTTTTATGTATTATTAAAGCTTTTTCAAACCAAGAATTCACTTATGCAGCTGTTTTTGGGGTTCTATGGATTGGATTGACAGTATTTTATAGGAGGATAAAGAACGATGAAAGATAAATTATTTAGGAGAAGATTTTCCGCAGTAGGTTTTGGATTTTTAGCTAGCTATTTGTTAGGAAGAGGGGATACAGAACTTTTTAAATCAACTTGTGTATTAGCTATCGTTTTATTTTTATTTTCATTTGACCTTGCTGTGGAAGATGAATCTGTAAAGCGTAGAAAAAAATATAGGGAGATTAGAAAACATGACATTAACATTTAAAGCGGTAGAATCTGGTAATTTCGATTTAATATACACAATTCCTTTAGAAGTAGGACAACGATATGAAGAACTTACGTCTTTCAATCGTGGAAGAGATTTTAACAGTGAAGTAAAAACGTACATGACAGGATTTGTTAAACGATTCAAGCACTGCTTAACAAGTGAAAACGAGCAGGCATTGAATGAACGATTAGTAAAATACAACAAATTAGTTGTTGATTTAAGAACGGATATTCTTCAATCAGTGAAAATTCCATCAATAATGATTTGTGGCGGCTCTAATTATCCAGCTCGCCAAAAGAGAAAAGAAGTTGAACGTGTCCATGAAAAAGAACGAGAACTTTACTCTGATGAAGGAAAACATGCGAAATTTATTGAAAATACTCGTAAAATGTTTGATCCTGTGTTGATTGAACGACAACAAAAGATTGACGAAAAACGTCAAGAAAAAGCTGAAAAAGAAGGTTGGCAATCTTTTTATAAGGAAATCAAGCATGATGAAATTTCAGGAATTGGAATGGATTTAGATGATAACCGAATTTTTGTTACAACGAATGGAAAGCCTTCAGATGAAGTAAAACCATTACTAAAAAAAGCAGCCATGCGTTGGTCGCCACGCAACGAGCGTTGGCAACGAATTTTAACAGAGAATGCTATTTATTCAATTAATAGGAATCTTTTAGAAGTATTAAACATTAAAGAAAAATTTTGAAGGGAGAATTTAGATGTCTTTTAGTGATAAACGAAAACAACTATTTGAACAATCAATTGTGGATGCTAACAAATGGTACAACAAACAAAAGGGAAATATCTATATTAAGCAGCAGAAAGAAAAGCGGGGTGTTTAGATGTTTCAAGCGGTTGGCAAAGATAGTTTGAAAATTTATGTTGTCGAGAAAACGAAAGCCCTGGTATTTCAAAAGTTTAAAGAAAAATATCCAGACACTGCGATAAATAAGGTAGTATTTCCAGAAGCGTTATTTATCCGAGAAACAAAAAAAGTGACTTCCGCCGGCAAGCAAAAAGTCACAAAAATATAAATCGATAGGGGAATTATACCATGGAAAACCAAAATAATGAAATGCAACAAATGATTGAAAAATTTACAAAAGAAATGACCGCTAAAGGTTACAGTTTTTTGATTAGCGTAGTAAATAACGACGATGTTGATAATTCAGTAAAGGTAAATGCAAAAACAGTAGCTGGAGGAACTCCGAAGGGAATGGGATATTCTGCTAAAGGAGCAATAAAACTCATTGAAAATCATATTAAACCAATTGTACAAGCTAATTCAAAGTGTGATTGCCCAAATTGTAATCCAGAAAAATATCGAAAGTTTGATGAAAAACTAAAAAAACGTTTAGACGAAGTGGAGATGGATTTCAGTAGCCCAGAAGGTTTTTTTGAAAGTTTAGCAAAGTCAATGAAGGTGGCAAAAGAAGTAGCTAGTGAGGAAATGGCCAATGAAAATCAAGACTGATGACTTAGGAAGAATACACTTGATAGATAATCATTCTCCCTATGGATCGCTTATTTTTGAAAGGGATACTACTAATAATCACGTTGCTGTTTACCAGGATAGCGAAGATGAAGAAGTTAGAACAGTATTCGAGAGTTTAGACGAAAGCGCTTATTTTAAGCAAGTTGAATTAATTGAAGGGCTAGAGCAAGTCATTTCATTGTTGAAAGGAGCTAGTTAAATGTCAGAAGAAACAGAATTAACTTTTTTTGAAAAGTTTTTAAAAATCGTTGATCGACTACACGTAAAAAAAGATTTAGTAAATCCATTTACCAATAGTTCATATAGAAATGCAGAGAGCATTTTAAGAGAAGTGAAGCCTTTGTGCATGGAATATGGATTATATATTCATACGACAAAAGAAATCATACAAATTGGTGACAAAAATTACGTAAAGGCAATTGTTAAAATTACGGATTTTGAAGAGGAACTTAGTTCAGTAGGTTACGCACAAGAGCCTATGTCTAAACCAAAGTTAGATGAATCTCAAGTTACAGGTTCCGCTAGTTCATATGCTAAGAAATATGCTTTGTGTGACTTATTAATGATCGATGACGGGCGAGATGACCCAGATAATCCTGATAGTTCTAACGAAGAACCAGATATGACTGTTGAAATGATTTCAGGGCATCAGTTAGCGGTGCTTAAACAAGAGGCAATAAGTATTTCAAGTATTTTAGGAGAAGAACCATCTGTTTATACAGATCAGCTGGCTAAGAGAGCTAATGTGAAATCGATAGAATATTTTCCAAAGGAATATTTTAATGAAGCCTTTCAAACGTTGAGTAAGTGGAAGTTGAAAGCTATACAGAATCAAGAAGCGAAACCTAAAGCACAAGTAACAAAACCCAAACAAAGCAATGTCTTTAATTAATGGAGGTTCAATATGTCAAATGAATTAATGGCAGACCTACAAGTAACCGTGGAGGTTAGCCCCAGTAAAATTATTATAAACAACGAAAAACAATTAAGTAAGTTAGTTAACGAAACAGTAAATCATTATTCAAAACTAATTTTTAATGAAAATAATTTACCAGATGCCAAACAAGCAAGAGCGGATTTAAACAAAGTATCTGGATTATTAGACAAAAAAAGAATTGAAGTGAAAAAAGAGTTTAATAAACCTTTAGATACCTTTGAAACCACTATTAACGCCTTCAAGGAAAAAATAGAAGAGGCAAAAAACATCATTGATAAGAATATTAAATCTTATGAAGAGAATGACCGTGAAGCGAGAAAAGAAAAAGTTCAAGCAAAAATCAATGAAATTTCAGCAGCAAAAAATATCCATCCTGATGCTATCAAAATTGAATCAAGTTGGACCAATAAAGGGTCATTCACACAAAAAGGCGAGTTAAAGAAAAAAGTCATTGAAGAAATTGAAACTGTTGCATCAGAAATAGACAAGGAAAAAGATCGAATTAAAAATGACAAACTTATTATCGAAGGCTATACCAAAGCAAAAGGCTTAGAACCTTATTCATGGCTAAACCTGATTGAGCAAGGGAAAACTTCGGCAGAACTTATTAAAGAAATTGATAAAGCTTCAGCTGAAAAGTTGGCCACTGAAAAAGTAGCTGAAACCCGAGGGCTAGAGCAAGTAGGAGAAAATACTATTGATATTGAAACTGGAGAAATTGTTTCAAACGTTTGTGAAGAAGAGGAAGAAAGCTCCGAATTAGAAACAGCCAGAATCCAAGTAACGGCTACACATGAAAAATTAGTTGCATTAAATAATTTCATGAAGGCCAACCAAATAGAAGTGGAAGCAATCGAATGAATTTAAATAATGTTTATTCTGCAGTGATTAAGAGTTTAAAAGACAACTCTATCACTGCCGTAATAAACGAAGCGATAAATTTAGAACGTTTGAAAACGATGTACTACGGTTATACAGGACCACGTGAAATAGAAATAAGATTTATTGATCCTAGAAAATTTAGTATAGCTCAACGTAAGTTTATTTTCGCTATGTTAGAAGATATTTATGTGGCTACAGGGCAAGAAATAGATGTACTAAAGGAAATGTTCTATCTTCGCTTTGAAGCGTTACAAGGCTACAAAATAAGCCTTAAAAACGATTCGGAAAATACAATGGATGATGCAACGATATTAGCAAACATTATCTTGAATTTCATTTTTGAAAATAATATTCCATTTCGCAATGGGTATGATATTTTGCCTGCTAATCAGGAATATTACTTTTACAAATGTATCACTAACCGAGTTTGTTGCATTTGTGGCAAAACTGGTGCAGATATTGACCATTTCGATAAAGCTCTAGGGCGTAGGAAAAGAAAAAGTGTGGACCACACAGAATATACATTTGCTTCTTTATGCCGTTGTCATCATACGGAAAAACATGACATAGGAATAAAAGCATTTAAAGCTAAATATCATGTTAAAGGAATTAAATTAAATCAAGATACCATTAAAAAGTTAAACATAGGGGGTTAAACAATGGCAGAAATCAGTTGGATAAAACTAAAAACGACCATGTTCGATGATGAAAAGATAAAACTTATCCAATCGATGCCAGAAGCCGATGCAATACTAGTGATTTGGATTCGATTACTAGTATTGGCTGGCAAAACCAATGATGAGGGATTGATCTATATTCAGAGGAACATGCCTTATACCGAAGAAATGTTGGCGACGTTGTTTTCTAAGCCTGTCAATGTTGTTCGTTTGGCTTTAATGACTTTACAGCAATTCAATATGATTGATTTAAACGAAGATGGATTAATTGCTATTGAAAATTGGGATAAGCACCAAAACATTGAAGGCATGGAAAAAGTACGTTTGAAAAATGCAGAACGAGTTAGAAAACATCGAGAACGCAAGAAACAACAGGCTTTAGAGGATAAAAATAGTGGTAACGTTACATGTAACGTTACAGTAACGGATTGTAACGGTACAGATAAAGATATAGATAAAGAAATAGATATAGATAAAGATAAAAAGAATAGGTCAAAAACATCTTGTAAATATTCTGACGAACATTTACGTCTTGCTGAAAAGTTAAAAAATAATTTAATCAATGATTTTCCAAGTGAAATGAAAAGAGTGAACATTGAAAAATGGGCGGATACGTTCAGGTTAATAGAAGAACGAGATCAACAAACTATTGCAGCAATTGATTATGTTCTTGATTGGTTACCGAAAAATTCTTTCTGGTTTGGAAACATTAGAAGTGCTTCTAAGCTAAGAACGCAGTTTGAAAAACTAAAATTTGAAATCAAGAATGAAAAAGAACGTGGCCAACAACGAACGACTTACCAACGTCAAAATGTTAGGACTGAAAATTTACCAGAATGGGCAAAAGAATCAAATAACCAGCAAGAAGAAAAGCTATCGCCAGAAGAGCAAGCGGAACTTGATAGACAAATAAAAGAATTCATGGAGGGAAAATGATGAACGAATTAGTTAAATTAGTAGAAGAATGGGCGAAAGAAAAGCATTTAGATAAAGCAGAGCCAGAAAAGCAAATGTTAAAAGTGATTGAGGAAGTCGGAGAAGTTGGCGCTGCATTGGCAAGAAATAATGAAAATGATTTAAGAGATGGTATAGGTGATGTGGTTGTGACGTTAATTATTCTCGCTATGCAAAATAACATGGACTTATACGAATGCTTAAATCAAGCATACAGCGAAATTAAAAATCGGCAAGGGGAAATGGTAAACGGAGTATTCGTCAAAGAATCCGATTTGTAAGGTTTGGGGTGGAAAGAAATAATGACAAAGTACCCAACACAAGAATTAAAAAACAAAAGAAAATCTCATGTGCAATTCATGAGTACAGAGGCAATGAAGAATATTTATGAGCTAGGCTATCCCTTTGAATACTTCGAAGATAGTTGCCAATTTGCGATTGAAACGCCTGTAGGTGTCATTGATTACTTCGGGATAAATGGCACTTGGGTGGTCCGCAAAGGACAAGACCGGGGGAAAGGTATACGAAAACTGAAGCAGTATATTAAAAACAGAGTAGGTGATTACGTGGAAAAAGTAAAAGTAGTGAAATGTGCTGGGTATCTGGATAAAGACGGTAACATCACTAATCAAATTAAGCAGGCGATGCATTTTACAGACGATGAATTAGCGAATCTTGCTGCAGAAGTGGCAGGTGGAAAGGTCGTAAATGTTGTAATTCCACCAGAAAAACCAAAACAATTACTTGCAAAAGTGAAAGAAGAATCAGTTCAAGAAAAAACTGAAAAGAAAACCAAGAGCAATCAGTCTTGGATGAATAAGAAATAATTTGTTGTTTTTACGGCGTAATTTAACGACAGTTAAATTCAATAATTAGTTTAGGGTAATTAATCATAAATGATTTAAAACGCCTTAAATCGAAAAATAAAGCGGTAAAATTGTGAGGTAAAAAATATGAAATTAACTAGTGTGACATTTAAGCCGTCTGCTGAACGGTTTCCGCCAATTGTGGCAATAGATTTAGACCAATTAACACCAGATGAATACGTGACACTTAGAAATTTGGGGTATGACACGCAACTTTCTAAGCTTACAAAAAGGACCTTTGAAGAGTTGGAAGGCCATTTGGGAATTCGAGGAGACGTTGCAAAGAAAAATGGATTTTATGTATTAATTAAATAATCAGAAGGTAGTGAAAAATTGTGACTTATCCGAATTTTGAGAAAGATAGTTCTACCTGTGCCAATTGTGGTAACGCATTGTTTAATGATGGAGCATTTACTAATCAATCATATTTAACAATTAGAGACAATTTTATGATAGTTAATTTTTTCCAGTTTGAAGATGGAACAGACAATATGTTTTGTGATGCAAATTGTCTTGCTAGTTTTCTTTCAGCGGAAGAAGTGGAAATATTAGAAAGCGAGTGAAGAAGATGATTCCAAAATTTAGAGCGTGGGATAAAAACACAAATGACATGGTAGACGTTAAAACAATTGACCTAGAAAAAGACGGTAGTATTGGCTGCATAGTAGATTATAACGGCATCAATTTAGATGTGTCTGCATGTGTCCTTATGCAATCAACAGGGTTAAAAGACAAGAACGGCGATGAAATTTTTGAGGGGGATATTTTGAAAATAATAGAAGTAACAAATGAAGGTATTTCAGAATACATTACTGATGTCATTTGGGAAGACTGTTCATTCGTGTTTAAAAGTGAGGGTGTAGATTACTATGACACTTTTTTAGGGGCGTTTTCAGGAGATCCAAATACGACATACCCACTTTTTGAACTATTAGTCATCGGAAATGTATGGGATAACCCAGAGCTATTGGAGGTCGCAGAATGAGTGAGTTGGAAAAAATGGGTAATATTCTTATGGAAACAGCTTTGAATTTTACACACCCAATATTCAAAGGTACGTATCCAGAATGGTCAACGGTATGTAACATCGGGGAAGAGCTAGTCAGAATGGCAAAACCACAACTTAATAAAAATCAGGAGCAAGTACTTGGTTGGTTGAAAGTAGACTACTGTAAAAAAGATTCTTTATTTGAGGCACTTGAGCGTATTGGAGAGGTCTACGAAGACCCTAAAACGGAAGAAGCATTCTACTCTTTATCAAGGGTTGAGGAAGCAGAAGTTATTCAGATGTTCATTGAGTGGTTTTTAGATCAGGAGGGAACAGAATGAGTGGAATTCATATAAAACCATGCCCGTTTTGCGGTTCAGAAAACATTAGTTTTAATGCGTTTAGTATTTTATCAGATGCCTATGTATTGTGTGAACAATGCAATGCAAGCATCGAAATTTCTGTTCCGTGGGATGATATGGATGAAAAAGAGCACGATAAAGTTTGTTTTGAAAAATTATCAATCCTTTGGAATAACCGAGTTTCTGAAAGTAATCAACCAGAACTAAACGAAAATCAGCAGATTGTGCTTGATTGGTTGAAAGAATCATGCAAATTAAATGGATTACGTGAAGTTATTGAAATCATGGGATTTTTGCCAACTACTGGTGGAAAAATGAAGTATAAGCAAGTAGCTTATGCATATGGTGATTTAAATGATGATGAATTGAAGCAAGTCTTACAAGCGTTTAGCCAGTGGTCTATTGAACAGGAGGAAGCGGAATGAGCTACGAAAATTACAAAAATTGTGTTGAAGAGGTAAAAGACAAGAACGGTAAAGTAATTAAATATCATGACGTTGTTCGAACGTCACGAGGTGAAATTTTATTAGTCGGTTTTGGAGTAAATCACCATCATAAAACAAAAGGTTTGAATGCCTTTAATGATTTTATTGGTGCTCATGATTGGTTAGATATTTATCCAGATGGAGAATTAGAAATTTTAGGAAACGTTGACTTTTTAGGGAGGAACAGCAATGAATAAACAAGTAAAAAAAGATTTAATTCAAGCGCTCTATGATATCGGGGGCTGTGATGCAGAAGATGAATGGGCAAGAGGTTATGACGATGGAGTAAATGCAGCAATTGAGGTCATAAAAGAGCTTAAAGTACAGGAAAAAGCCATTGTTCCAAAGTTTGTGGCG